CCTGCAAAAACAGGCAAAATAAAAATGGAAGTAAAAGGAACAGTAAAATTAAAGTTAGCAGTAGAATCAGGAATTAGTAAGTCTGAAAAGGTTTGGAAAAAGCAAATAGTAGTAATTGACACAGGAGGAGAATTTAATAACGAAGTAGCAGTAAGTGCTTTTGGTGATGAAAAGTTAAAGTCTTTAGATAAACTAGAAGTAGGTATGGAAGTTAAAATCTTATGTAATGTTTATTCAAGAGAATACAATGGTAGATACTTTCATAATATAGATGGTTATCACTTTGCAATTATGGGTAGTGAAGTAGTTTCTCCTGTTCAATCTGATGATTTACCATTCTAATATGACACAAGAAGATAACTTTAAAAACTTATGCAACCTAACAACATCTTTGTTAGGCTTGCGTAAGGGTTCTTTAAGCTACAAAAGTAGAAAACAAGAACTTCAGGTAGCTAGAAGTATTGCAAGTGTAATAGCCAGGATAGAATATGAGATACCACATTCAACTATTGCTAAGGTAATTAATAGAGATAGGACTTTGATCTATCACTACGAAAAGAATCATAAGCATAACTATTCTACCTTCCCTAAATACAGAGATACATTCAATAAAGTCTTTAATGCTTTTCAGTCTATTGAAGATTCTAAAAAATCCTTCTTTGATTTACATCAGCTAAAAGATTACTTAAGAAAGAATGATGTTGTTAATAGTGAAAAGCACCAAGTAACAATACGTATTCAATCAGGTAAAGTAGGAACAGACGTTAAAGTTTCTTACAGGAACTTCTATAATCAATTAGAAAATGTTAAACTTGCACTTCAGAACTTCAAATATGAAATTGAGATAATTACCCTATGAAAGAAAAGCCTAACTACTATGCTATAATTCCAGCTGAAGTCAGATACAGTAAAGCATTGACACCTAACGCTAAATTACTTTATGCAGAGATAACAGCTCTATGTAATATGAATGGTAAATGCACAGCTTCTACTGAATACTTTTGTAGACTGTATGAAGTTAGTAGGGGTGCAGTTCAAAATTGGCTTAAAATGTTAGATGATAATGGTTATATAAAAAGAACAGTTATATATAAACAAGGTACTAAGCAAATAATGCATAGGTACATTAAATTGGTAGACAAGCCTAGTCTAAAAATGTGTACAGATAATACTAATATAAATATAACTAATACTAATCTTACAGATAGTAATAAAAAGGCTCTCTTTAAAAAACCTACTTTAGATGAAGTTAAAAATTATTGTATCTTACGCAAAAATAATATAGAAGCAGAATCATTTATAGACTTCTACGAAAGTAAAGATTGGTTAATAGGTAAAAACAAAATGAAGGATTGGAAAGCTTGTGTTAGAACTTGGGAAAGTAGAGATAAAAATAATCCTAAAAATAATTCAAAAGGAATGAGCAAAATACATCAGCATTTACAAAAGAATATTAATGTAAAAGAAAAACTTTTAAAACAATTTAAAAAATGAGATTAATTAAAACAATGTCAAAGCAAGACTTACTAATGGCTTCAGTAGATTTAGTAAGCAAAACATATATTGAGTTAGGACAAAATAATGTAGATGAAGATACTATAAGTATTATGTCGCAAAGTTTATCTGATGACTTATCAAGAATGTTTAAGAATTTTTATTTTGAAGATGCGCAAAAAGCTTTTAATTTAGGAGTAAGAAGTCCTATTACAAGTGATTTTATACATTTAACAGTTCCAACATATATGAAATGGATTCGTAAACATCAAGAAATAATATGGGATGCAAGGTCAAGAGTAGACAAAGGAGAAAATCCTAAACAAGTTCCACATTATAGACCTGAACCTAAACTATTAAAATGAAGATACTAAATTTATATGCTTGTCTAGGTGGTAACCGTTACAAGTGGAACGATGTAAAAGAAGATATAGAAGTTACAGCTATTGAGTTAGACCCAGAATTAGCCAGGTTATATAAAGAAAGATTTCCAATTGATAAAGTGATTGTAGCTGATGCACATCAATACCTTCTTGATAATTATAAAGATTTTGATTTTATATGGAGTAGCCCACCCTGTCCTAGTCATAGTCGAGCAAGATTTTGGAGTATTGGTGCAAATGGTAAAAATCCTATATATCCTGATATGAAATTATATGAAGAAATATTGTTACTAAATCATCACTTCAAAGGTAAATATGTTATTGAAAATGTAATACCTTATTACAAACCTTTGATTGAAGCAAAAGAAAAAGACAGACATTTATATTGGACAAATTTTAATCTACCTAATACTTTAAATTCAAGACATTTTACGGGTTTATGTCAGACAAATAATGAATTAAAAAAATTAGAATTGTTTCATAATATAGAATTAAAAAGCTATAAAGGGAAACAATCAAAAATTAAAATAGCAAGAAACCTAGTAGACTATGAAGCAGGTAAAACAATCTTTGAAACTATGTTAGGTATTGTAAAAAAAGAAAATATTAATCAAACTGAATTATTTTAAAATGAAAAAAGAAGAATTGTACGAACCTGAAAAAACAGGAACTTTCCAAATGATGTTTGGATTTCCACAGCCTGGAGTTCACAGACCTAATAAGTGGGTATCAATTAGAAAGCCTAAAGAAGAAAAGAAATGAAAATAAATAATTTTAACGACATTATGAAAAAGTGTTTTGGTGATAGATTGATAAATGTAAAGTCTGAAAAAATGGACTATAAAAAAATTGACAATATTGAAGTAGATGGAATAGACACTAAAGACTATCCTGACTTCTGTGATGCATATATAGTAAGTGCAGATTATGATGGTAAACCTATGACTGAATCTCAGCTAGATATAATAAATGAAGATGGAGATTTTCAACACGAATGTATAATGAATGTCTTACACTAAATTATGAAAGCAAAAACAAAAGAGAAAGTTAAATATTGGCTAGACTTTGACTCAAGTCTTAAAGATGATGATAATAGACTTTGTGCAAATATATGGGCTGAAGAAATGGTGGCTTTAGGTTTTGGAGGAATCGAAACTGAAGCAGTTGTATTCCTTAAGTTATACGCTACAAGTAAACTAACATCAGCACCAAGCATAAAAAGAGCAAGGGCAAAGCTACAAGAAGAAGATTATACATATAGAGGAGAAAAATACAAATTAAGACAAGGAGTTTTACAGGACAAATGGCGAAAAGGATTAGGATATGAAAAAAACAGTTAGTAAACTAAAGAAGGAACTTGATAAGTGGTTTAGCCTTTACATAAGAATAAAGGACTGTAATGAATATGGTTACGTACAGTGCATAACTTGTTCGGTGGTTCGCCACTTTAAAGACGGTATGCAAAATGGTCATTTCCAATCAAGACGCTTTATGGCTACTCGTTTCAATGAAGAAAATTGTTCTACACAGTGTATCAAGTGCAATATGTACTCACAAGGAGAGCAGTATAAATTCGGTTTAGCTATTGATGCTAAGTATGGAGAGGGTACAGCTGAAGAGTTAGAGTTTCTAGCCAGGACTATTCACAAAGTTTCAAGATCAGAATATGAAGAACAGATAAGTTATTACAAAAACCTTGTTGAAAACTTAAAAGAAGAAAAAGGAATAGAGTAACAAATTGATTATCTTTGGCGTATGACAGAACCGATTTACGCAAATGATGAACACAGAGTAATTATTGAAACTTATATAACAATGTGTAAAGAGTTTGCAAAAGAAGTCAGCACAAAAAGTAGATACAATAATTATTTAGAAGTTGTAGAAATTATTTTGGAGTATTCAAATCATTATGGAGAAGGACAGAGAGAGAATAACTTTTGGGATTGGATGCTAATTATACCTATAAACTTAGCAGTAGCTACTAATGGATTCTTTGCAGGAGTAGAAACTAAAAGTAATTCAGCAGTAGTAAGGGCTTACAGAGTAGTTCTTGATGAATTAACACAGGACACAGTAAATAAGATTGATAAGATAGAACCAATTAATGACTGAGATATACGAAGAAATATCAAAGCTATCAGATAAGTTTCGGACTATGGCTTATGGATTAACTTCTGATGAGAATGAAGTCAATGAATCCGTACAGGAACTAATGTTATATTTTCTAAGTATGAATCAAGAAACATTAAAAGCTATATACGACAAAGATGGAATTCTAGGAGTTACACGTTATGGAGCAGTAGCATTAAGACGAGCCTTAACAAGTCCTAGAAGTAATTACTATTATAAGTACAAGAAGTATTACACTCACATTGATAGTCTGACAAGTGCAGTTACTTATGATGAAATGGAAACAGGCGAAACAATCCCTTCTAAGCACCTTTATAACTTGCCAAACGACATAACTAGTAGTTACCAATGGACGAGCCTTGAAAAGATAGATAGTGCTTTAGACAGCTTTACTTGGTATGATAAGAAAGTCTTTGAGTTGTACTACTATGAAGGGAACACGCTTGACAGTTTAGCAAGTAAAACAGGAATAAGTAGAAACAGCTTATTTACAACAATAGACAAAGTAAGATCAGAATTAAAATACATACTAAGTGAATAAGTTTTTTGTACCTAAAGATATATATGAAGATAGAATAAGAATCTGTAAGTCTTGCGTATATTACTTTAAGCCTTCAGGACAATGTAAGAGGTGCTTATGTTTTATGAAAGTTAAAGCTAGAATATCAAGTCAGGAATGTCCTCAGAAGTATTGGGATAAAACAACAGAGGTAGAAGTAAGAACAGATATACCTAAAGAAATAATAGCAGAGATAATTGCTTTATGGCCTGACTTAAAAACTGGTAGAGCTAAAGACCAAACGGCAAAAAAATCTATGATTGAGATATACAACGTATTGCATAATACGAACTACTCAACTGGAACTAATTGCGGCTCTTGTATAGCAGCTTGTTTTGATGGAATAAAAAAGATATATAAAGAATACTCAGGAAATAATTAATAAATAAAGGGTAAGACCTAAAAGCATTTAATTTTTCAGACCTGTGTAGTAAAGGGGGGGAAGTGGTTTCCTCCCCAATACAATAAGTATATGTAAGTAAATATAATAAGGTGAAAAGTAAACAAAAGAATGTAATTGCATATAATATGTCTTGTTTATTCACGACTTTAAAAGACAAAATAGAATGAAGATAACAATACCAATAGACATAATGGGTCGTTTAATTCCAACGAATTACACTAATTCCCCAAGAAAGAAGAAGAAGAAATTAAGGAAGGAAGCTGAAAAAGAAATTGAGAAAATAATATCAGATAGAATTAAAAAATTAACAGAGTAAAGTCCCTCTCACTAATTATAGGCGAAATAGAATTATGAAAACAATTACATTAAATTTTAAAAATTGGAACAACGGAGCGTCAGGAGGTAGGCTAAGAAGAATCTATAAACGAATTTATATTAAGGGTTATATTTGGACTCCATTGGTTATAGTAACGTGGAGAATATTAGATAAAGAAACTAAAGAGAAAATATTTATTAATGAATTAAAAGAATTTATACAATGGTACTCTGATAAGAAAGACTGGTATGAAGGTTTAAATGCAGATAGTGGTATTATAATTACTGACTATCAAGAATTTAAACTAACAGAGTAAAAACCTTCTCACTAAATAAATAAAGATATGAATTTAACAGGAAAATGTAAAGTAGATTTTTGGAGATATTTGGCTAATGTTTTGAAGGTTAAATTTTCAGACAGACTAAAGTTTTTAAATGAAATAGATAATATAGATAGTTTTATAACTCCATCAATGCAATACGGAGTGTATGTAGACTTCTTTGATAGTGTGGATATTTATGTAACCGAAATACCAAATTGGGGAAATGGAGTTAAAAGTTTTAGAATAGGATTCCATATACTAAAGGGATGCGTAATAAATTCTTTGTTTTTAAGACCATCAGATGATTCTCCATTATTCAACGAATATGAATCCAGAACGCACGCAAGAATTGGAGCAATAGAAAAAGCAAACGAAATATATAATTTAAATAACAAAGAGAAAAGCCCTGCTCACTAATATAGGCGAATAGATTATGAAAATGAAAATAGAATACTTAGCGCCTTATTTGCCTTATGATTTGCAATGGAAAAGGTGTAATAAAGATAATCCTAAATCTGAATTGGTTTATAAAGTAGAAACTATGGTAGGACGTCATTTAGATGATAATTATTGCGATTACTCTACATACGAACCAATACTAAGACCTTTATCTGATTTATCAAAGCAATTAAAAGGGTTTGATGGCAATATGTTGGCTTGGAGTTTTTATAATTCGGAAAAAGATTGTTACCAAGCAATAATTAATGAAGAAATATCATTAGCTTTTTATAAATTATTATTACAATACCACTTTGATGTATTCGGATTAATACCAAAAGGATTAGCAATTGATATGAATAAGATTAACAAAGAGTAAAGTCCTTCTCACTAATATAGGCGAATAGATATGAAATATGAATACGCAATAGAAAAGTTTTACCCTTCAAATGCAACTGAAGAACAATTAAATATGATGGGTAATGATGGATGGCAAATGACAGGAGTTATTAAAATACAAGAAACTAATCTAATAACAGAAACTTATTGGTATTATTTTAAAAGAGAATTAAAAGAGTAAAGTCCTCTCAACTAATACAGGCGATAGATTATGGATATAGTGATAAAATCATACATAACAGTTCAAATATTATTAGTAATTTTATTTGCTATTGTTATCATAAAAGAGGGGAAGTATTTAAAAGAAAAAATTAAAAAGGATTTAGAAGATTCAGCCAACTTTTATAAAGAAATAAAGAAAATTTAAAATAAAGAGTAAAGACCCTCTCACTAAAATGGGCGAATAGAATTATGAAAGAACGTACTTACCAAACACCATTAGAAGATTTAAGAAAAGATGCTTTACAACATTATGAAGAGGCGGCAACTAAAATCCATTGTTTCCAAAGTGGAGTACCACAAGCGATTAATTTCTATTGGGATTATAGACAAATGACATTTTGGCAAAAGATTAAATTAATATTAAAATAAACAGAGTAAAGACCCACTCACTAATAAGGGCATTAGAATTATGATAAAAGAAGAACTAAAAGAAATATAATTAACAGAGCAAGATGAACGCTGCAAAGAATTTGGATATTAAACTATGGAAGAAAAAAGAACATACAAAACAATTAAATGGATATTAAAAGATAATATCAAAAAGAATGTCAGAGCTTTGTGGACTTGGAAAGACGACAACTTTACCTGCATATATGAATGCTATAGCGGCGAAGATAGAATTTATACAAGCAGCCAACTTTTAAAACTTTTAACAAAATGATAATATTTACAATACTTGGAATCTTAACAGCTGTTTTCATTTTTATAGTTATTCTTATGACTATAATAGAAGGCAGAATAAAAAGAAGGACTAAAGAAAAGTTACTTTGGAAAATGGACAAAGTAGAAACAAGAACAGGAGGACTAGAAAATGATAGACTAAATGAAAGGCAATAGAATACCAAGCTATTATATTGGCAAACGATATAAAATTGAAGCTAGAAAAGTTATAGAGGACTTTGATTTATCTTATAATGTTGGAACTGCCTGTACATATTTGATGCGAGCAAATCGCAAGCACGCAAGTCCTATTGAGTGCATACAAAAGGCTATTAATCATTTAGAGTTTGAACTTGATAAGCTAAAGAGATGACACTATACACTTGCGAATGTGGAAAGACTAGAGAACTATCTAAAGCTACAATAGTTTTAAGAGAAAAAAAATGGGTAGCAAAAGAAGCAGAGTGTGAATGTGGATTGTGGATGGATAGCGAACCAACAGAAGGAATACCAACACTTCAAAGAACAGAAC